ATGTCTATTTATGCACTAGGCGCATTAGCTCGTTATGGTAATGAGGATATGAAAGTGATAATGACGATAGTGCAACCAAGATCTAAACAAAGCGTTCGTTCGTGGGAAACTACTGCCGAATACTTGGTGGATTGGGGTTTTTCAAAATTAAAAACTGCTTTGGATAATTGCGAAGCAGATGAACCGAATTACACTTTTGGCGAACAATGTAGATTTTGTCCAGCTAAAAGAGTATGTGAAACCTATAAATCTAATGGAGAAAAATATGGTTGAAGAAGTACAAAGTCCAACTTTGACAATAGATGGCAAGGACTATTTGGAAGCGGATTTATCCAAAGACCAAATGGCTCTTTTAAACATGGTTAAGTTCATTGAGCCTACTGTTCAAGAACTTAGTAATAAACTAGCGGTTGCGCAAGATCACAAACAACGCTTAATAAATGAATTGAAAGATTCTTTAGAAGGCATGGAAAGTGCAACTATCATTGAAACGAAGGAGATAAAAGATGAGTCTAGCTAATATTAGAAAGAAAGCAAAACAGAAACCGCCAAGAATAGTTCTCTATGGTGGTGCTGGTATCGGTAAAACTTTTTTTGCAGCGAGTATGAATAAACCAATATTTGTACTTACTGAAGATGGTATGGGCAAGATTGAAGCCGACCATTTTCCATTGTCTGAAAGTTTTGAAGATGTACTTAAAAACTTACAGTCGTTAATTGATAACGAAAATGACTATAAAACGCTTGTGGTAGATAGTTTGGATTGGTTAGAGCCTTTGATTTGGGATAAGGCTTGCCAAGATAATAATTTCAAGAGCATCGAGTCTGTAGGCTATGGGAAAGGTTACGTAGAAGCGCTCAAATATTGGCGCATTTATCTTAACTTGTTAAATGAGCTTCGTGAAAAAGGCTATACAATTATGCAAATAGCACACAATCAGATCAAGCGTTTTGAATCGCCTGAGATAGAAGCCTATGATCGCCATGAATTAAAGCTGCACAGAAAAGCAGCAGACTTAATTCTTGAACACAGCGATTGCTGTTTCTTTGCAAACTTCAAACTTGGTACAGTTCAAGTCAAAGGTAAGGGTGGTACTATGACGACAAAAGCTGTCGCAGGAGATAGAGTAGTATATACAGTAGAGAAGCCAGCTTACTTGGCTAAAAACAGATATGCGCTTCCTGAATCATTACCTTTTGATTGGGAAACTGTTCGTGCGGAGATGTTGAAGTAATGGAAGAAGAAATAATTTATTGTGATGAATGTGATAGAGAAGCTATTTATAAATGGGATGGCATCTTTGTCTGTTCATCGTGTTTAAAAACTACATTAAAAAAAGAGGTAAAAAATGGATCTTGAACAATATGGTGGCTTAGAAGTAAGCCAAGAAGATGAACCAATTAATCCTGGTAGATATACCATGCACTATGTTTCTGAACAAGAGATGCGAAATGATAGCGGTTGGATTGGAATTAGACTTACATTTTCAATTCAATGTGAAAAGTTCGGTGGCAGATTGGTATCTGGTTTATTTACAGTTGCTAATCCAAACTCTCCTAAATCGGTAGAGATTGGTAGAACTGAGTTGTCAGCTTTAGCTAGTGCTTGTGGCTTGACTGCTCTAAAAAATACTGAGGAACTTAAAGGAATTAATTTTACTGCTTTGGTAAAAATTAATGACAATGGTTATCCAGAAATTGACAGTCAGTTTGGTAAAGGTTTTGCTAAAGCCGAGCAAGGCGAATCTATTCTTCCAAAAGAAGATATAGCTGAACCAAAGCCAGTAGAGGTTGATCCTTTAGACAGCGAAGAAATCCCTTTTTAGATGAAAAAAAGTTCGTTGTGTGGGGAGTGTGGACTCCCTGCACAAGGGTTTCTTTACAAACATAATGATGTTTACTATGGTAGTTGCTCAATGCAGCATTTAGAGAGAATAAAGGAGAGAATTGAAAAAGGAGAAAAATTAGCGAGAAAAACTTATACCAATAATCTTGGTGTGCAATACGCTCGTAAGCAATCCAAAGAAAAATACTTAGAGATTGCAAAACAGACTGGTAGCTTTGAGTTACACAAATGGTCTAATGAACAAAGAGATTCTTTTTTCAATACAATAATTTTAAATTACTTGGATTTTGAATCCGAGCTAGGAGAGAGTAAGGATGATTCCTTTTCCAAATAAGAAATACAATATTATTTATGCTGATCCAGCTTGGACATATAATGATAAAAGAAGTGGTTCAGGATATAAAAATCCAAATGGTGCTGGTGGTGCTGATAAGCATTACCTAACAATGTCATTAGAAGATATTTGTGCATTACCTGTGAAAAATATAGCTGATGAAAAATGTATGTTGTTTCTTTGGTGTACTTCTAGCTTGTTAGATTATGGTTTTGAAGTTATGAAACATTGGGGATTTCAATATAAAACTATGGGTTTTGTTTGGGTAAAAATGACAAAAGACTATTCAAAACCATATTCTGGCATGGGCTTTTATACTAACCAAAATGCAGAGTTTTGTTTGCTTGGTTTGAAGGGTAAGTATTGGAGAGAATCAAGAAACGTCAAGCAAATAATACAAGAGCCAAGAAACAAGCACTCTAAAAAGCCTATACAGATTAGAGAAAGAATAGTCAGTTTATGTGGCGATTTACCAAGAATAGAATTATTTGCAAGAGAGAAAAGCGAAGGTTGGGATGTTTGGGGGAATGAGGTTTAAGCGTGGATCTGACTAAATTTTATGAGAATGGTTTAGTATTAGACAAAGAATTACATTTTGGAAGTGGCAAAGATATTTCTGATGCTATTAACCAAATGAATGACGATGGTTTAGCAGTTAGTTTTATAGATACGTCTGGAGAAGTTATCAGATGTATGGTTAAAGCAAGTGCGACTACAAGGCCTGATAAGAGTAATGAAAAGTCTGGTTGGTATGTCTATAACGAGAACAAAGGTTATATTACTATTGTCTATGGCAACTGGCGTACAGGCGAGCAAAAGAAATGGTCAAACACCGATGTCAATAAACTTTCTTTAAGAGAGCAAAACGAATTAAAAGCCATTGTCCAAGACAATATAGAAAGGCAGAAAAAAGAAAGAAAAATAAGGCAAGACGAAGTAGCTAAAGACTGCCAAGAAAGATTTAAAAGTGCCATAGATTGTGTGAATCACGATTACCTCACGAAGAAAAAAATTAAAAATTATGGGTTAAAAACAATAAGAGATTCCCTTGTTGTTCCCTTATATTCTACAACCAATGTCAAGCCTGAGATTAGGTCGCTGCAATACATAGATAAGAGGGGCGAGAAAAGATTTGTAAGTGCAAGTGAAGTCAAAGGTAGTGTTCATATTGTTGGTTTCAGTTGGTCAGAGTGGCAAGACTTAGATCAAGTCTTAGTTGTTGAAGGTATAGCAACAGCATACTCAGTATTTGAAGCAACGAACTTACCAGTTGTTTGTGTATTTTCAGCGAACTTTGGTCTTACAGCTTTAACTAATTTAAGAAAGTTAACTAAAGCTAGGTTTATTATTTGCTTTGATAATGATGCCAATTCGATTGGACAAAAGAAAGCAGAAGAAATTACGTCAGCCATTAATAATACAGTTGTCAGATTGCCTTCCATCGTTGGCGACTTCAACGACTTACACCAAGAGCAAGGTTTAGATGTCGTCAGAAATGAAATCTTAGATCGTGGTTTGCCTTTAAAACAATTCAATATCAAGTTTCTGAAAGGCGAGATACCAAAAAGAGAGTGGTTGGTAGAAAATTTTATTGAGCTTGGGAAACCAGGAATCATGGCAAGTATTGGTGGTATAGGTAAATCCATGTTGGCATTGGACTTATGTTTGAAAGTTGCTCATGGCTCTGGGTCCTGGTTAGGCAATCCGATTGTAAGTTCTGGAAGTGCAGTTTATTTAAGCGCGGAAGATGATGCTCAAGAATTACATAGACGAGTCGATTCATTGGATAAACAAGGCAAAAGGTTCGAAGGATTAAACGAAGTCTATGCTTTGCCAATACCTAGCATGAAAGAAAGGTTGATTGTCTTAGGCGATACCAGTTCACAAGGTTTGCATACAACAGCACAAGCAGATGAATTAATTACTGCTTTAGAAAGCATAGATAATTTAAAACTGGTCGTGATAGATCCAGTACAAAGTTTCGTAAGTGCTAGTATCAGTAGTTCCAATGAAGCTGGGCAAATGTATGCGAGTTTTTGCGCTAGTATTTCCGCAAGATTAGGTGCAACAACACTTTCGATACACCACATGTCTAAAAGTGGTCTTGTTGGCACTGAAGATAACATGACAGCAAGAGCAAGTATTCGTGGCGCAAGTTCGCTCGTTGATGCACATAGATTCGCACTAGCGTTGTATTTAAGTTCGGAAGAAGAAGCAGAGCGTTTGTGCTTACAAAATGGCGTAGAATTTGACAGAACTAGAGTTGTGAGAGCAAGTATGGTTAAGTCAAATAGCGAGATTGATTATTCGGTCAAGACTTTGTTCAGAAAAGACGTTGTGCTTGAGCCGATAGAAGATATAAAAACTAATATAAACTGGGATTGATATGTTAAAAGCAGACGGATTTGATGAATCTATCATAGGTTATTGCTATGACATAGCTACTGGCGATGAAAGAATAATTTACTCAGTCCAGAAGTGTATTGAGATTTTAGTTGCCGAAGGCATGGAAGAAATAGATGCTATAGAACACTTGGAATACAATATTATGGGCGCTTATGTTGGTAACTCAACACCTATATTTTTAAGAGAATATGACGAAGAATAAAGAAGAATACGATCCAAACGATTTATCTATAAAAAATGCTTACGCAACACGCTGGATTTGGTATCACACTTTATTAGGTTTATTACTGCTAATGAGCAACATACTTTTAATTTCTATTTTGACAATCCTGGCGGTTAAGTTATGAGTTTTATCAGAAGAAGAAAGAAAAAGAATCGCAAGGCGGAGAAAGAATATAACGAGTCGCTCTGGAAAGCATATCCCAAGAAAAAGAAAGATGAACAAGATTAATCCAGAACATTATAAGTTTGGTGGTGTTGAATGTATTGACGCTATCAAAAGTAGTCTTAGTCCAGAACAATTTAGAGGGTATCTCAAAGCCAGTATTATTAAATATTTATGGCGATATGAGAAAAAGAATGGTTTAGAGGACTTAGAGAAAGCAGACTGGTTTTTAAGAAAATTAAGATACGAGGTAGAGAATGTCGAAAGGGAGTGATGTAAGACCTTTTAATAAAAAGAAATTTGACGAAGAATTTGACCGAATTTTTAAGAAAAAGAAGGAGAAAAGAAATGATAAAGATACTACAAGGTAATTGCTTAGATAAGTTAAAAGAATTACCAGACCAATCAATTAATACCTGTATCACAAGTCCGCCTTATTGGGGTTTGCGTAATTATAATGATGAAGAAAAACAACTTGGCATGGAAGATACGCCAGAAGAATATGTTAATAACTTGGTAGAAGTATTTAGAGAAGTAAAACGAGTTTTGCGAGATTGTGGTAATGTCTGGCTTAACTTAGGCGATAGTTATGCTATGAGCAGTATAAGAGGTGGTAATAAAAAGTTTTCAGGCAATGTTGGATCTCACAATCACTATGAAAAATCAATTAAAAAAGGCAAGAGAAAAATACCAAATGGGTTAAAACCAAAAGATTTAATCGGTATTCCTTTTCGGGTAGCGTTCGCTTTACAACAAGATGGTTGGTATCTCAGGCAAGATATCATTTGGCATAAACCCAATCCAATGCCAGAAAGTATAAAAGATCGTTGTACTAAAGCACATGAATACATATTTTTATTGAGTAAAAGTTCTAAATATTATTTTGATAATGAATCTATTAAAGAAGATTGTGTTGGCAAAGATGAGCGTAAATGGTCAGATACTTATGAGAATTCTGGATCAATAATTCAAGGAAATACTAATAAACAAATAAAACGTACTAAAAGATATTCCAAAGATAATAATTTAAAAAGAAATAAACGCTCAGTTTGGACAGTCACTACAAAACCTTTTAAGGGCGCACACTTTGCAACTTTTCCTATGGATTTGATTGAGCCTTGTGTATTAGCTGGTTGTCCAAAAAAGGTTTGTGTTGCTTGTGGTACACCTTATAAAAAAGAAATTGTTGTTGAAAAAAACTTAACTAAAGAACAAGCAGATGAAATAAAAGCAAATTTAATAAAGACTAATAAAGAAAAAAAACCTTATGCAATCATAGATAAAGAGTTTCGCAATCAAGTAATAGAATATAGAAACTTGCCAAAACATGACGATTTGAGAAATTATTTAAAGGAATTCAGAATTAAATCTAATTACACGATTGATGAGATTGAGCAACATTTTGGCACACAAGCACCGCATCATTGGTTTGAAAAGAACGGCAGTTATCCTAGTAAAGAAGATTGGCTGGTATTGAAACCATTACTTAAACTTGATGATACTTATGATGCAGCCATGACTGAAATATTTTATAAATCTGGTCTGAAAGGATCTAACAGTTATATCGAAGGAGATTGGCAGAAACAATGTAATTGCGAAACCAATGAAACAAAACCTGGCACAGTTTTAGATCCTTTTGGCGGTAGTGGTACGACAGGCATTGTTGCTAGCAATCATAATCGTAAGGCAATTTTAATCGAATTGAACGCAGAATATATTGAAATTGCCAGGCAAAGGATACAAGATCAAGGCGGATTATTTACCGATTTGGAGATAATTGACGGATAATATGGGTTATCGACCTAAGAAACCCGTCTTATCCGTCAAAGCAAAGGCGTGTTATCCCATATCCATACATGTTTACATGTTTAAGAGAGGAATCGCTAAGGCGATTCCCTCTTTTTGAGAGTAAGAATGAATAAAGATTTTTGGTGGATAAATTCGAGTGCGGAGAGTAGCGATAGCGCGAGTGCGGAGATTAGTTTTACGTTAGCGATGAAGTATCGAGATGTGAGTAAGTTTAAGCGTGTCGTGTGGTATTGGTATCGTGAGAACGTAGCAAGGAAAGATATTAATAGTTCGAGTAAGCTTGTGCTTTGGGCGATTTGTGAGCGGATGCGTTATGAGAGTATGAGTATGCGTGATGCGTATGCGTACGTGGGAAAGATGTTAGGGTTATCGCGCGTGAGCGTGAGCAAGAGCGTTTATGCGTTGGTGGATAAAGATATCATTTGGATTGTTGAGGAAGGGCAAGAGCGTAAGGGAATGAAACGCTTACCGCAGCACTCACGAAAGCGTAAGCATATTTTGTTAGTAGGTTTGGGAAAGCTACTTAGCGACCACTTAGTCTGAGGTGTTTTTTTCTGTTTTTGCGCTTGTGTTTATTGAGCGTGGAAGATTTAATATTCTTTCTTTTGGCTTGTGAAGTCTTTTTAATTACTGGTATTGGTCGTGGTGTTTGAATTTTTGATCTTTGCATTGGTTTAGTGGAAGGAAGGTTTCAAGGGGAGAATTATCGTTATGAAAAAGAAACCTTCCTTCGCTAATTAATTAACTGCGGTACATTTTATCAAGTTCTATAATCTTTGACACATATAATTGCTTAAATTCTAAAGACTTGGCTTTACGTATGGCAGTCTTTAAGTTCGCACGTCTTTTAAAATATAGTTCTTTATTCATGGTTATCTCTTAAATTTGCGCTCTATACTTTTAAATAATTTTTCTGTGTCCTTGATCGTTAAATTTAAATCCTTTTCCAACCATTCTGGGAACAAATTGCGTCTTGCATAAAAATCTCCAGCATTTATATCAAAACACAATTTTAGTAAATGTAATTCTTCTTTGGTAAATTGTGGCATTTGTTTTCCTAAATTAATTCTCTGTTGTGTTCGTATTCGCCTTCATTCATACCTTCAACCCATGTCCATTTGTTATCTATTCTATAAAGAATATCTTTAAAACATGACTCTCCATGAACGACCAGCGCTATATCTCCAGCCCAACCAGGACTGTCTGGGCAGTAATTTTCTAAAATGACTGCGTTGCATACATGGTTAGCTGTTATTTCAAAACCGCCATAATGATCATTCAATGCTTGTGCGATTTCTTCGTAATCTTTTTCTGTTGGATTACTCATAATTATTCTCCTTTTGAAAAAAATATATTGTTTGCATATTCAACCGCTTGTTTTTCGGTTAATCCTTTTCTCAAACCTTGCTCAACCAAATACTTCAAATGAGCTTGTA